AATATGCATAATACAATTAACACGCAACTTGGAAAGCCTGAGGTTAGTTGGCGCGAGTTTGTGTATTCTATCGCATTTTTGGCAACAATGCCAAAATTTTCGTTCCGAGAAGCGGTAGAATCAGCACAAGGACGCTCTTTCTTTGATACACAATCGTTGCTATATTTGGTAGCAGGGATTGGGCTGGGAATAGGAGGTTTTCTAGCGTATAAGCATTACGCTAAGTAGTTAAAATCGGCACGTGTCTAACATTGCGGCTTCGTCATCTGTTTTAAATGTAAACCAGCTGAGGAGAATCGCCAGGAAATGGTTCTCAATCGGAGAGCCGATTATGGGAATCAGGGCGTAGAAGCGAGGGCGCTTCTTCTGATAAGCCCAGCGCCACAAGAGCACATAGGGTATCACAACGAAGAAGAAGACGGCTCCATATATAGCGTACAACAACCGGTAAGGCCAATCGCGATAGACGTTGAGATTTGTGGCTAAGGAGGAGCCGAATACGGCAAGAGCTATCCAGAAGAAAATACGTAATACTTTTTCTAATACTCCAAAGGCACGATTAAACAAGCGCTTTGTACTAAAGGTTGCTCGTTCTTCTGCTTCAGCCATGGCGTCGCAACTCATGACAGGAATAAGTATAGGTTTCTGACTGGCAAGTTGTAAGGAAGTTGTAGACGCTGGGTCAATCTTATCCGTTAGTGTAGGATCTTTATTATAAAGATAAAATCTATCAGTTCTATCCTGACCACCTTCAGTTATTTGTAGTATGCCTGTAACATCAGTTCGTTTCTGAGTTGCTGCCTTAGCTTCATTTAATGTTTTAAAAATAAGGTTTTTTAAATTTTTATAATCATTTAAAGATTTATACATATCTTTCAAAAAATCCTCAAATGGTTCTTTTTTAAAGAAATTCGTCGGACCAAGTTGAATGGGGGTGCCAAAACACATCGCGCCACTGATATCGGCACCACTGACATCTTGCTTGGCACCGCTAATGTCGGCACCGCTAATGTCGGCACCGCTAATATCGGCACCACTAATATCGGAACCGCTGACATCGGCTGCCGTAGCTTTTTTTTCAGCGGCGTACGCTTCAGCGTCGGGATTATATGTAGCATTATGAATCTGGTACATAATCGTGTTTTTCAAATTTTCCAAAATTTCACTCATTTCCCCTATTGATTATGAGTAATGTTATTTATACCAGCCGACGCACTCAAGGTGCCAGAACCCCAGAGCTGAGCGGGGTCATTTTCCGCCCATCGTGCGGAGATACAACACCAGCGGGCATGGCATTTCCGCTCTGTAGTTCGCAATCTTGCTGGGTTAAGAAAACACGGGTACGGTCGCAGGAGGCGGTGGACGGGACTTTTACACAATAGCGACCTGTGAGATCCTCGCCGACAAAACACCAGGCGGCTACAGGGGGAGTAGGTAGATTTGCCTGGGGCGGAGCTTGAACTGGTGGGGGTGCCGAGAGTTGTAGTCCACTGGGCACTTCATTAAGTCCACCAAGGGGGTTGAGCGATGGAGAGCTTCTGAAAGCGTCGAGCCAATCGGATATAAAGTCAAATCCGACGGCTTTGGCACGGTCCGACCACCACGGGCTTTCGTGTAATTTGTAATACTGGAAAGCAAGTACTGCCCCGACACAAAGCACCAATAGAACAATAATGCCGCCGAGAATGCTCAGCGACGATACCGTAGGAGTAAATCCTATATTGGCATTTGTTGTAAGGAAGTTCGCAGACGCATTCACAGACATAATCCTCTAAGTAAGTGTGCGTCTTTTAGTGCTTACGAATTATCCTTACCCCGATTAGATATGCCGGGCGGCTTACTGTCATTAGTTTGTTACGGAAATGAGAATATTATTCTCAATGGAAATCCACAAACGACGTATTTCTATAAGTCGTTTGAACGCTATACACACTTTTCACAAGAGCCGATTCAAATCCCGTTGGACGGTCCGAATCTCTTGCTGAACGATGCCCCCATTCTGTTGAAGACCAAAATTCCTCGGCAGGGTGATATGTTGAGCGATTTAGTATTAAGAATTGACTTACCTGATATTTTTAGCAAGGCGTATCTACGCCCCACTGGTCCACCCGCTAACACCTTTAGCATTGACCGACAATATGAGTTTGCGTGGGTTCGCCAAATCGGTGTTCGTATGATTGATACAATTACGTTTACCATTGGTGGTCAGATTATTCAGCAATTTAACAGTGATTGGATTTCTGCCCGCGCGATGTTAGATATGGATAGTGATATTTATCATAAGTGGCGCGTGATGGTGGGCGATGTGCCGGAATGTTTTGACCCCGCTGCCGGTGTGTATGCCGACCCAACCGTACCCGCGGGTCAAGGGTATCCGAATGTTATCAGTTGGCGCGGCACACCGACAAATCCATATCCGACCCAAAACAATTCGGCGTCTATTCCTGGTCGTATTTTACGTATCCCCCTGGGTCTATGGTTTAGCGATTTCCCAGAGAACTCTTTGCCACTGGTAGGGCTCCAGTACCACGATTGTGAGGTGACGATTCAATTGCGCCCCATTCGCGACTTATACACTATTCTTGATTTGTCAGGAGCTAGGGTACGTCCTGGAGTTCAGACGTTAGCCCCGTCGTATTTACCAAACGGAACGTGTATTGACCGATACACGCAGATTTGGAACCAGCAACTCTATGGAAATCTTCCATTGAGTATGACAAATCTATATGGTGGTAATACCGATTTGAGTGGATCTATGAAATTCTTTTTGACGGATATTTCGGGCGCGGTACCACTGTTGGACGGTTGGCCCCTTAACGCAACCTTAGAGGCAACTTATACATTCCTTCAGGACGATGTTCGCTTGATGTTTACGAATAAGACTCTGCGTTATAATGTCCGTCAAGTTCAAGCGTTTACCTTTTATGGAATTACAAGCCGAGGTACGTATAGATTGGATGTACATAATATAGCTACACGGTTGGTCTTCTTTGCCAGACGAAGCGATGCCATTACATATCGTAATCAGAATATTAATCTTACAAACTGGATGTATACGTTGGGTCCAGATCGTCCGTTTGTGACTCCAAGTCCAGCGGCAACCGCCTACCCAAATAGTACAACATCGGGTCCAATTGGTCGTACAGGTATTAATTTGGCAGGTATTCAGCGAGATATTTTGTTAAATACGTTTTTTACCGCAAACGGCAATGCATTGTTTGATAGCAATGATAAGGATTATTTCCAGAAGTATGTGCCATTCCGTTATATGAATGGCGGTTCTGCGGCGATTCAAGGATTGGGAGAATCTACACAATACGAAATGTGGCCAATAAGTGCTTATAGTTTTTCGCTCAACGGGTCATCGGTCCAGCAACCGTCTGGAACGTTAAATACAAGTCGTATAGACCGGCTGGAGATGGACGTGGATGTTTGGCCAATTCCATACCTAGCAGGATATACCTACAATCTCTATACGTTTGTGGAGACGCTGAATTTCTTGGAGATTAGCAGTGGCTTGGGTGGTCTCAAGTTTGCACGTTAATCCGTCCCCCTAATTTTTATACGAGTTCGTCAAACGAATTCATATGAACGAAAACCGAAAATCGGCAATTTAATACTTGTTGACCCACCAGTCGTCCCAGAAATAGGGAGGCTGCTGTCCGCTGAGGTCGGTCGCGGCTTGGACAATAGAGGTGGTGTTGGCGCGCTCACGGTAGAGGGAGTCAATGTGGGCGTAGTTGAGGGCGTAGCCGAAGTACTTGAGGCGACTCACCATTCCCTTCATCGGTCCAACAACGTTGTAGTCGGCAAAGAGAGCTGGATCGTAGCCCTTCTGGTCAGGGAAAACGATATTCTTCATCACGTAGAGTCCGCCCGTATTGAGCTTCGGCACCGTAGTGAGCTTCATACGAACAGCAATATTGCCGTTCACGTATACGTCAAGATTGGTACCCTTGAGCATGATGACAAGGTGGAACCACTTCGCTACTGGTATATTGGGCACCTCAACGTAATTATCCCACTGATTAATAGTATTCATATAGACACGGAGTGTATTTACATTGCTTTGTACGAAGACGGCAGGTGCTAGGTTGGGGAATCCGTTGTTGCTTCCCTTGTGGAAGACGTGCTTGAGCTTTACGGGTGAATTTCCAGTGGGCGATGCGCCGGGCGATGGTCCAGAGCACGAACCGTCTAATCCAGCGCCTCCCTCAAAGGTATCGGGATGGATAAATATGAACATAGAATACGAGAAAGCTGAGCCCTGTTGTTCATCGCGACTGTTGTACAAGATAGGAAAGCCTGAGTCAAGATCCTGGGGTATTGTCACCGATGTAGTCGTTGTATTATCAAATAGAACAACTGCCTGTCGGTCTAACTTTGATAAAAACCGATTCACCTGCTCAATCATACCCATAACGACTTGTAGCCCAATCATCGTAAGAACGACAATGGCAAGTTGGGGTATTAAGCCATCTCCTGCTAAAAATCCGGTCACAGATTCCATTTCCTCTATTTATATCTGGTTTTATATAAATGGAGAATCGCCAAAAATTAGATTTACAGGTAGTTCGCCCAGGTGTTGGCACCGTTGTAATTGAGATTGATGCCGAGCTTGGAAAACAGAGAGCGTACAAGGCTTGTGGCGCCCTGGGGTCCCGTCTGGTATAGACCATAGATGCGCTCCGGGGTGAGAGCACTGGCAGCAAAGAATATGCTATTAACTGAGCCATTGAAACCACCCGCCTGTCCAACGCTGAATATTTGGTCAGTACCTGGTCCAATTTTACCGCCCTGAGAACCGGCAACAGGACCCGGAAGAACGCAGGAGCGATTGAGCTTACCATCGTAGTACACATCCAGCACACGACCGCTGATGACAATCGTAAAGTTAATCCAGCGCTGCATATCAACATCGTTAATATCGCAGACAGGTGTGCTACCCATATTTGAGAATGTCTGTCCCGCAGTCGCCGCGCTCTGCGCATTCATTAGGAAGTTCTCCTGCCAGGTGAGCTCAGAAGCAGGGACACCCATCGTGTGTACACGTACTCCTAGCATATTTGTGCTGGGGTAGAGGAACGCCACAACTACATATGCCGGAGGGGTTCCATCTGTAGGCATGGTGATTGTAGGATCAGAAATAGTAAAGATTGGTTTGATGACACCAGACTTTGTGTTATCCCACGAGTTGAGGTACATCCACCAGCTGAATGTAAAGTCGCCTCCCTCGGTAATGCGGAGGAGCGGGTTGTTTACAAAACTGCCATTTGATATTGCGTTGGCGTTTGAAACACTATCATAGTTAATCGGATACTCTGTCTTTATACTACCGCCCGAAGGTATGAGCGCAGAGTTCTGATTGCCTGGTACACCATATCCACCCTGTGACAAATCCAACGGAGGGAAAATGTAGAGTTCCATGTCGGCGCCAGCTGTTAGGTAAGAGTAAACTAGATAGACAACAATGTATAGCGCCAATAGGTACATAACATTTTGTACTAGACCGGAATTTTGGGAATAGAACTGTCTTGCCGCGTTCATACTTCTTCTAAACTATGGTGTTAAAAATCTTCAGGCGTACTCGTAATCCACATATTCCATTCCGCCAGGACCACTACTACCACCGCGCTTCTTCTTGCCCTTATCTGGGCAAAAACCGGCTTCGCACATAACTTTGTACAATTCGTGCCAAAGACTCTTAAATGTTGTTTGTCCGTCCGGGATATTTGGTCTACCTTGATAGTCTGTCACGTTTTTGTAATTTTCCCATATCTGTTTCTCATTAAGACGGCGAGGCCAGGCTTGTACCATAGCGGCTTGTCCCCAGAAATCCGGAGATGTTTCAAGAAGTACGCCTGTAGGATTTGTCCACGTTAGATTATCAAGTATAAGTGATGTCGCGTGACGGGCATTCAAATATATATCAATAGAACGTCCCTCAACAGCAATAGTAATCTGGTTCCATCGGGAATTCATCACGTTCTCAATCTCAGCATAGGGTACGGGGTTGAACTTATTATTCATTGTAACCGGAACAAGTGGCTTCAGGCGTAATAAGGCTGTTTGATGTACAGGATCCAATATAAACTCACCGAATCCAATCATTTTTAGAAGGGGCTTGAAGCGATAGTCGCCCTTAGGACCGGCAAAAGGT